AAGCAGGTGGGGGACCACTAGGCATCCTGCTAGGGATTGCTCTTGATATAGGAATTCAAGCGGGATTTGGTTCTATAGAACAGAAAAAATTTGAAAATTACCTCATAAAGTTTGAGGCAATGAGTAAGGATGAACAATTAAAAGAAATTCAAAGGAGAACAAGAATAAGAGATTATGCTAAATCAAGAACTGAAGGTGCTTGGGGTGTTTTTAATAATATTATTACTGGAGGTGGATGGTTAGGAACGAATTATGATAAAGAAACGTTTGAGAGGGAGACTAATTATCTGAAGGCAATGCATCAGATAATGGGGACTGTTGACAGTTCTGCTATGAATCAGAATGAGTATGAGCAGTTCTATGAAAATGTACCTGAGAAAAATAAAGACGTTAAAGGTAATAGTTTTGATAAACTTAATCCTAAAAATGATAGAAAATGGTGGAATCCTACAACATGGTTTAAGGCAGAAGGTGGAGAATTACCAGAGTTCATCTTTGGTGGTATATTCAGAGGAATTAAAAGAGCAGTTAGTGGTGTTGTTAATACTGTTAGTAAAGTTGTAAGCGGTGTTGTTAATACAGTTACAAATGTTGTTAGTAATCCAATAATTAGCACAGCACTTTCATTTGTACCAGGCATTGGTCCTATTGTTGGAGCAATAAACGCTGTATCAAATCTTGCTCAAGGAAATATTTTAGGTGCTATTACCAGTGGTATTGGTGCTGTAGGACAGTTTGCGAATATTAATACAGTTAATGCTATCAATCAACCTCGATGGATGCAGAACTTAAGATTTAGTAAGTTTGGTAAAGGACTTTCTAACTTATACTTCAAAGGTGCTAATGCTTTTAGTGCTGCTAGTTCTTTCTTAAGTAATACTGTTGGTGCTATCACTGATAGTAGAATAGGTAAGATTGGTATGAAGTTGTTAGGTGGTAATACAGGTGGTGCTATTGGTGAAGTTGTTGGTATGATACCTGGTTTACAAGGTAGAATGGAAGGATTTGGTAATTGGTTAGAGAAGAATCAATTACAAGGTATATTAGGAGCAGTACCTGGTGTCAGTGGTCTTCTAAAGAATATACCTAATGTGATGTCTATACCTGGCATGGAGAAGATACTTGGTGGAGAAGGATATGGTTTCTCTGCTTCTAGAGCTTTAGGTTCTGTTGCAGATAGATTTGGTATGGGAGGCATATACGCAGCTATTATGAGTGGTGCTCAATCTGGTGATTATGTTCAAGGATTGAGAGAACTAGCACCTGAGTTAGGTGTAGATCCTAGAATTTTAGGTGTATTAGATAAAGGTAGAGCATTACTCAGTAATAATAAATTCAACGCTGAATATGCTATGCAAACTGCTATTGAATTCTTACCAGTTCCTTTAATTGTAGAGAAGTTAATACCTGCACCTACACCTGTACCTATAAATAGCGGTGATACCTATCTTGTAGCACCTTCTACTACCAATTCTAAGAAGTAAATTATGAATATAATGAGAGGATCAAAAATTAATTTCTACAAATTTGTAGATCCTGATGGAGGAGGTAAATCCAGTGGAGGTGGTGTCGCTACAAAAGGTCAAGAAAAATTAGTAAAAACTATAAAGTTACAAACAACTGCAATTAATGGTTTAGGTGCTACAGTAAACTCATTAGGGACAGTTGTAAAGGACATAAAGAAGCAACAAATATCACTTTTAGAAGTAGAGAAGAAAAGAGCAAAAGCAAAATTTAAACCAATATTTCTGAAACCTCAGAAAATAAAAAAATTTAGTGGTTTTGATTCTCTCTTCAAAGGTAAGATTCCTGGTTTCTTTGAGTCACTTTTAAACTTAATAGGTTCATTTGCAAAATTATTCTTAGTTCTACCTGCTCTTAAATGGTTGGCAGATCCAGATAATCAAGATACAGTTGTATCTATTTTAAAAACCATGCACAAGGTTTTTAAATTTATAGCGGGTTGGGCAAAATTCTCAATTAATAATACGATAGAAGGATTGTATGATTTATTAGCAGATGAATCTACTCTTAGAGAAAGAATTGGCGGTCTTTTTCAAGCATTAAAGGGGTTAGGTGCAGCTTGGTTAGGAATTAGTTTACTCACTAATCCAATGGCAGTTGTCAACACATTCAAAAGTGTGTTAATATTCTTCAACAAGGGTCTCCTTGCTGCCTTTGCTAAACTTGCTACACATCCTTTACTTGCAGGTGCAGCATTATTTCTTCTTCCAAAATATGCAGATAAAATTCCTGGATTAACTAACAAAAATGAGGAAGCAATCTCAGAAAATCTAGATCAAGCAGGAGACGGACTTGCAGATTCTCTTACTAAAGAACAAAGGATCGAAGAACTTAAAAGACAAAAAGCAGATCTTAACTTTGTGGATAAGTTGTTTGGAAAAGGGAAAGAGATCGAAGAATTAATTTATTACTTAGAAACTGGACAGTCAAAAGGTTATGGATTTTCACATGGAGGATATTTAGATGGGTATGCTAAAGGTGGTTGGATTTCTGGTCCTCAGTCAGGGTATCCTGTATCACTAGATGGTAATAAACCTGATTTTATTGGACATGGTACTGAATATGTTGCTAGAAGAAGTGATGGTGGAGCATTTGTAGTTCCATTTGATACAATGGCAACAAGGGCGATGCCTGGTTTAACAGAAGCGAGACTTGTTGAAGCAGCACAACAAGGGTTCTTGTTTGGTGGAGGTGGTCTTGATAAGTTCACTAGAGCTATGATCAAAGAGCATGAAGGATTAAGACTGAACAAATATCAAGATAGTCTTGGATACACATCTATTGGATATGGTCATTTAGTTAAACCTGATGAAAAAATACCTAATACAATTAGTAGGGCATTTGCTGAACAGTTGTTTAACAAAGACTATAAACATCATAAACAAGCTGCTCAAGGAATACCTGGATATAAAAATCTTTCATTGCAACAAAAAGCAGCAATGATTGATCTTACATTTAATATGGGTCCTCAGTGGTATCAGGAGTTCCCATTAATGATGGCAGCTTTACAGAAGAAAGATTATAATACTGCTGCTGCAGAACTTAAAAATAGTCTTTACTATAATCAAGTTGGTCGTCGTGGTGTCACTACAGTATCTTTGATGAATAATAATGGTGTAGGTGATTATCTAAAGGTGTTAGGTATTGTTCCTCCTGCTGGTTCTGATCAAAACAAACAAAATTTTGGTTTTGCACCTATCTTTAATATGCTTCTAGGTGCTGGACCTGCAGGTGCATCTGAACTGGATCTCAATCAAAAAGTTGTAGAGAACAAAGGTAGAGTAGTAGCATCTAATCTTGGAAATCTTACAGTCATTCCTGCAAGTCATAAAGATACTGCTACAGGATGGGGTATCAAAGGAGTTACTGATTCTATGGGTCGTCCTGTAGTTTTATCTCAACCTGCTGCTGCACAATTTATGCAAATGATATCAGACTCAAAAGGTCAGGTCACTGGTGCTGATGTAGCAAGTAGTGGTAGAAGTATTAAGCATAATGCTAAAGTTGGTGGACATGAAAATTCAGTACATTTATATGGTGAAGGACTTGATGTTTCTGGTTCTACCTACAAGTGGATGTTGAAGAATGGTATTAAATATGGGTGGAAATACAAATATTCTCAAGGTCCTGGTAGTGGTCATTTTGATTATGTTGGTGTAGGTTCTGGTAAAACTCCTATACTTTCACCTTTTAAAACTGGTAAATCTTTCATGTTTACTAAGGATACTAAAAATATCACTGAAGGATTGGGTCGTCCTAGTGTTGGAATAGTTGGTGCTAATTCAAATATGCTTGATATCTTCAAAGAAGCTAATTTTAGTGAGAAACTAACAGAGATGTTTGGAGGTGATACTAGCGGTACTTCATTAATGGATTTGTTTAGTGGTGGATTCACACAAGGTGCTATGTCAAACAATAAGGGTTTATTTAGTGGTAAACCTAAGTTTAGTAAAGGACAAGGAAGTTATGAAGAACAAGCAAGAGTTAGAAGAGTAACAGAACAAAGAAACCAAGCAAGAAGAGAAATCAATGCAAAGACTACAGAGATTGTACAAATGGCACTTGCTGCTGTAGAATCATCTAACGGATCTAACCGTGAGTTTATTCAAGTTGCTGAAGCAGGTATTCGTCAATTACTAGGTGCTCAAGCAGGTGGTGGAACATTTGCTAATGTTCAAGGAACTACAGGAACTGTTCTTAGAACTGCAGTTGCAGTTCTTAACTCCTTTAATAATCCATTGAGAGGTATATTTACATGAGTAGTATTACCACTGCTATTTCTCAAAAAATACTGGGAAATCAAGATGGATCAATCTCAGCTCAAACATCTGGTGAGATCGATGCCAAACTTTTCTTGTATAAAGATGGTAGAAAGATGCAAACTCCTAGTGGTGCTGACGACTTAGCTTCTTTTTTAAGAGGTTTTGAACTATACGAAAGTATGGCAACAGCATGTATGGAGTTAAGATTGATATTAGAAGACGCTGCTGGTTTATTTTCTAGTCAAATAACTGGTAGTGAACAGTTTGGTTTACAAATTAAAACTGCTATCATTGATAGGACATATAGATTCAGATGTTATCAAATAGAATCAAGAGTTAGAACTAATCAAAATACAGAAGTTTATCTACTTAACTTAGTATCAGAAGAGTTTTCAAGAAATGAAATAACAAATGTTTTTGGTAATTCAGAAACTATTTTTAAAAATAAAAATGAGGCTAGTGAAATTATCAGAACTGTAATGGGTAAACAGTATCTTAATTCTGGTAAAAAATTATATTTGGAAGAAAGCATGAATAAACAGGCTTTCATAGCTCCTAATTGGAGACCTTTTGACTTGATTTATTGGGTATCTCAAAGAGCAATTCGTAAATCTGGAACAGGTAAGAAATTACAAAATGCTTTTGCTTTTTTTGAAAACTCTGCAGGATATCATTTTAAATCTGTTGATACCTTAATTGAAAGAATTAATGAGCAAGAAGATAACCCTACTAACTTATCAAGTGAGTTAGCTGACTATCGTTTATACACTTATACCTATCAACCTAAAAAAATCTCCTCTAATCAAGGTGTTGATCAGTTTACAATCAATGGTATTTCTTTTCCAAAAGAAAGAGATTACTTAGTAGGACTAAGAAATGGTAACTTTGCAGGTTATAGCGTAGGATTTGATCCTGTATTCATTACTAGATCTAGAATGGGAACAAGTACTGATTTATCTGCTGACTCTTACAATTATAATATGAAAGATATTTGGAAACAGATGTCACATCTGAATAAACTATCACAAAACCCTCAGGTAACTTTAGATCCTACAATTCAACAGGTTCAAAAGACTCCTAAGAGAGTTAGATATGAGATGATACCTAATCAAATTTTTGATCCTAAGTTTAAGAACGCACCTCAAAGAAATTATGAACAATTAGTTGAACTACAAGCATATCAATGGATGCGTGTAGAATCACTAAAGAATGTTCAGTTAACTATTAATGTGCCTGGTAACTTAGATTTGTATGCAGGTGGTGGGGTAAATGTCAAGATTCCCTCAAATGAAAGAGAAGGTGGAACTGTAAAGATTGACAAAAAGTATAGCGGACGCTATATTATAGCTGCGTTGGCACATAAATCTACTGGTGGAAGTATGACTACTGAACTCCAGTTGATGAAAGACACGCTACAAATATAAATAGTTTTGTATCAATGAGGTACTAAAATGAAAACAATAGAAGAACACATCCAATCAGATCAAGCAATCTTAGACAATCCAATGTCATCACCTGCAGCACGCAGACATGCAAAAGTTGAATTGAAAGAACTTGAAGTTTATCATGCTAATCATCCAGAAGATCATCATGATCCAAACGCACTCGAACTTTTCTGCGAAATGCATCCAGATGAACCAGAGTGTCTAGTTTATGACGATTAGTTTTGATGATGCCCTTTTGGGTCACTGGACAAATAGATATCAAGCACAATCTAATCCTTTAGGATTTGCTTCAGTAGAACTAGAGTGGAGTATAGACTATAGTGATGTAGATCAAATTTGGTATAAGTCAAAAAATTATTACAGAAAAGAGGGTCCTAACAAACCTTATAGAAGTGGGAGACATAAAATGTCTCTTATAAGGGGGGACTCTTTTTTAATGGAAAACTATAGTGAAGATGGAACGAAGAGACAGGGGTGTGATATGTTATTCGTTCAATTTGATAACAGGTGGGAAGGAAGATTATTTGCTGAAGGACAATGTGTCATAGGTGGTGCTATAATTAGTTCACATATGGTATTATATGGAGATAAGTTACATAGTGCAGATCAAGGAAGAGACAAGGAAGGCAACCTAATTTGGGGTACCGACCATTTCTATCGATTCACTAGACTTGCTAAATAATAAAAAAATGTCTTGAAGTAATGGCAGCAAACATTGATGGTATTGTAGGTGAACCTACGGTAAATTTCGTTGGAAAGGACGGTTTTTTCTGGTGGGTTGGAGAAGTAGAAGATAATGAAGATCCTATGGAACTTGGTAGGGTCAAAGTTCGTGTGCTTGGATATTATACCAATGTACAAGGAGGAACTACATCTGATCTTCCTACTGACAAACTACCTTGGGCAACTGTATTACAACATACATCACAACCAGGTAATGATGGTCAAGGTGAGAGTTCTGGACAACTTCAGCCTGGTGCTATCGTTATGGGATTCTTTATGGATGGTGAAAACGCACAAATGCCTATAGTTATTGGTGTTTTGCGTGTAACAAAATCAACAGATACTAAAAGTTCTCAAAGATTTGCTTTTACAGGTGAAAAATTTGAAGAGGGTCTTGGTGTAAACCATGCTACTAAAAGTATTTTAGATCCAAATGGAGGATTAGTAAGCGAGAAAGAAGAGGGATATAACAGACAGGGTGATAGTAATATAGTTTGTATGCCTGGTAATAAAACTTGTGATGTTGGTGGAACTGGATCTCCTAAGAATATTGGTACTGCTACAGGTATTGGTGGTGGTGTAGGTAATCCAATAAAACCTGTAGATGTAGAAAAACCTATTTCCGTTGCTAATGGTGTTAAAGGACCGTGGGGATCATTAGAGTATAGTTTATCTTATATTATTGAAAAAATTGCAAATAGAATTGGTCTCTTAGTAAAAACTGATAAACCTGATGAGTTTATCGATATGATTTCGGGTAAACTTGTAACTCTCAAACAACTTACAGCAGAACTACAAAACTTTTTAGGTGGTATATTCACTCAAGTTATTAGTGCTATTAGAGAATCTCTCCATAAATTAGCAGATAAATTAAAAATTGGTAATTTATTAGCAGGTGCTACTGGTATTCCATTTACCACTTTTGCTATGATTACGTCAGCAGTTACTACAATTTTAAAACAATTATGTATTATTGACGGAAGATTACTTGATTACATTCAAGCTCCTATTGATGCATTTATGGCTAGTATTGAGGGTTTTGCAGATGGTATTATAGACAAAGTATTATCCATCCAAAATGCTGTTAATGATGTGATTGATAGTGTTGTTTGTCAAGTTGAAAAGATTGCTAATTTTGCAATCGGTATTATCACTGATGTAAAGGCTATGCTCCAAAGTATTGGTGGTGCAGCATTACAAATTATGGAAATATGGGAAAAGGGAACTGAACTTTTTGAAGCTGGTGTTGATTTATTCAAACAAAATTTAAACCTAACTGGTTTAATGTCACTGTTCCTTAAATTTATTGGTGGTAATTGTAATAGACCGATCAATGGTGGTAATAATACTAAAGGTTTCTATCCTTTATATGGTGTTACAAGTTGTACTCCTGAGGAGTTAGCAACTATTAATGCAGTTAGAGGACGTGATAGAGGTAAGTGTGGTGAGAATGATGCTAATGGTGGTTTAATTACTAACATTTTTAATCAAGCAGATCCATATTTAAGTGCTGCTACAACTTGGATAAATGGTGCATACGAACTATATGTTGCAACACCAGGTAGAGAAGCAACACAAAAAACAGATAATAACGGAACTACACACATTGCAGTAAAACTTAATAACAAAGAACACGCTAAGTATGAATGGTTAAAAGCAAAAAGGAAAGAGAAACCAAACTTATCTGATGCTGATTTAGAAATTCAGTACGCTGAATACATCAAAAATCAAACTAAAGATAATAATGATGATGCTGCTCTAGTAGCAAATCATTCTAGTTATGCTGGTAATTATACATGTGAAGTAAATGGTGATGATTGTAAACAAATTGAAGGAGATTATGTTCGTAATATTTCTGGTGACTATCATTTAAAAGTTACTGGTGATTGTCATATTGAAGTTGGTGGTGGTTTCTTCCTTGATGCTGAAGGTGCACCTAAAATTGTTGACAAAAAGGGTGAGAAAACTAATGAAAAGATTCAAAAACACAGCATTAAGTTTGGATCTGATGTTGATATGGCTGTTGTTGGTGCTAAGTTTGAACTACAAGGTGCTGAATGTAATATTGGAACTACAGCAAGTAAGATTACTGGTAGTATTTTTGAAAACTCTTCAACACAACAAACTATGAGTGGTGGTGAAATTATTATGTCTGCCGATAACTCTATCACCCTTGCAACAACTACATTATTTGAGACTATTAACTTCCCACCATCACCTATTCCTAAAGT